TGTGACCTGTTGCGGTGCGGTAGCGGTGCTCGCGCTCTTCCCGGGTTCGGGTGCCTCTGGCTCCACCGGCTGTGCGCCCTCGGCGGGAACGACACCAGTCAATGCCATAATCGCGGCGTCCACGTAGGCGTTGAAGACACGCAGCGCCGCCTGCTGCTTGGCGTCGCGCATTGCCTCCTGCTCCAGCTCCGCGATGCGTTCGTCCGGGAACTCTACGCCCAGCTCGGTGAGCATGGCCTTCCTGGATGTCAGTCCCAGCATCTGCTCCTGGGTCAGCTCCTGGAGCTTGACGATCTTGTCGATAGGCAGGTTAGGCTCGAACTCGATATCAAGGTCATAGACCTCCGGGTCCATCGGGTTGAGCATCGGCTGCTGGCCGAGAGTCTCATCCAGGATGCCGTCGGTATTGGGGTCGTACATAATGGTGTTCGGCTCTTTAAGGAAGAGCGTCTGCAAAGCGAGCTGCGACACCTCCTTTAACCCGGTGCCATACTGGGTCATCTTCAGTCCGGCCCACTGGGTGGTGGGCATGTACTGAATGGCGAGCGCGACACCAGAGGTGTTACTGATGGGTTGTGCCTGGCCCAATGCGGTCTCGGGTACGTGGCCCTGCTCGTGCATACGTACCCGGAGCACTTCGAGGAACTCCAGCGCAGGCGCAAGGCCCTGGAAGCCACCCTCAAGGTTGTAGACCTCGGCATGCTCACCAGGGACGAACCACATCTTGCTGGCGCCCTTTTCCATGTTGCTTGCTTTGGCACCCTTGACAATGGTGACAGGCGCTACATGGTAATTGATGATATCCGATATTTCTGTCGCCTTTTCATTGTACTCACGATTAATGGGGATGACACCATCGACGTCACCGAGGCCCCATGGTGAACCGGCGACCGGAACGTTGGAGATGTGGACAACGGGGATACGTCCCAGCTCGTTGGGAGTCTCTCTGATAAGGTCGTCGTTGAAGTATTCCTTGATCAGGTCATCGGTTATCTCTTCGACGTATGTATTGACCTGCCTTGTACCATCGGGCATGGTATCCCAGAACTTATACTTCTGCTTGAACTTGATCATCTTGCCGGGGATGTGCGGGTGCCAGACTGGGAAACAGTGGGAGGGGTGCAGGTTGTACAGGAGGACGCGGCCCGCTTTACTGATGGGGTCGGCGGCGTCGGTACCGGGGTCGGCATACGCCACCTTGATAAAGACGTCGCCGCAGACGGAGCCCATCTGCCCGATAGACCACAGGAGCTGCTGGCGGTTGTTGTCCTTACTCCAGATCCTGTCGAGCAGTGCGGGCGTGATGTGCTGGAAGGACTTGTCTACCTTGACCGTGAATCCCTTGGCGAAACAATGGTTGGTCATGAAATTTGAGAGCGCCGCAGTGTAGTTAAATACTAGCTGCGGTTCACCGGCCTGCTTACGGAATGCCCAATGGTGGCCCAGGTAGAAAGCCCAACTATTTGCATAGCGAATCATCCTGGGGCCATGCACCTCAAACTCTTCATCCGAGATGTCAATGAGACCGAGGGGGGATACCTGTAAAGCTAGGTCACCGGCCGAGGCCTTCATGCTCGGGGACGGGAAGTCCATAGCCATTAGTTATCACCCTTGTTCAGTAGCTTGTGCTGCTCTGGGCGCTTATCAGCATGGCGCTTCACCAGCTCAGCGTGGACGGGAATGGTGGTGTGCTTCCCGCATGTCCGGTAGGTAGTACCCTCAACTGTGTGTGTCCCCGGCCGGTAGCAATGCTGCTCGGCGCAGTGAAGATGGTGCAGCAGGATAAACCAGGTGGGCACCGTCCACAGCACTGACGCGATGAGGTTGCCGACCACGATGCCATTAGGCCAAGCGAAGAGTATGTCAAGGAAATGTCCCACACTAGGTTAGTCCGTTCAGGTAGTCCAGGTATTCACCAACTGTTTCAAAGTCCTCGAAGCCTTTGCGCCTATCGTTGAAGCGTTCCTTGATTGTCTTCTTGATAAGCCTATCAGCTTCTCCGGGATTGTGTCCTATGACAGCCTGGACACCACTCTGGCGGAACCTTCTATTGGCATCCGTCAGAGTGGTCCGGGTCAGCGGTATATCGTAGTCCTCGTCGCGAGACTTCGCATTGGTCCTACGATCCCGGAAGAGATCGTCCACTAGTCAATGACAGTGGCCGGGTTAGATCGGAGATACGAGCCACCGGAACGGTCAACCGCAACGAACTTGACCTCAGCCTCGGGACCGGCGCCTTCAGAGAAGCCCTGGAGGAATGAGGGTGCAGAGGTCCACGCAGCGGAGCCCATATGCACGCGCTCGCGAATGACCTCTTCTGCGGTCTTGATGAAGACGGGCTGGTTGTGATTCGGGCGGCCGGGTGCGGTCACGTAGCCCTGGGAAAGGCCCACCGTGAACTCGTCAGGAATGTCCGTGTCAGTGGCCAGACCCTCCTCAAAGCGGAGCGGGCCACGCCCACCCGACGCGTTGGGAGCCATCTTGGCTTCGTACACAGTTCCCTGACGCTCTGGGGAAAGCGCAACCGGTGCTAACGGAGAGGAAAGCTCAGCGTCTGCCATGGTAAATCCTTTCGTCAGTTTTAAGTATACAGGTGCGGGAACACTTTTCGGGGGATGAAGTCGTCACCATTCATTGCGGACTTCTGGCGGTTACATCTTGAACAAGCACGAACAAGATTCCACCAATGGTCAGTCCCACCGTTAGCAATCGATACATAGTGGTCATCCTCTTCGCCGGGACCGCCACAGTAGAAACACGGGTCGTTAACTATGGCTAACCGATAACAGCGTGACAGTTCCATATCTTCAAGCGTCATCTTAACCTTAGCACGAGTCCTACGGCGACTACATGAGGCGCGTGACGCTTCGGGATGGACTCGCTTATACTTCCGGTTGTTCTCTCGTTTACGGTCTGGGTTATCCAGTTTCCATTGGTGGGTACGTTCCTTGACTTCTTCCTTATGTGCCTGGTACTTAGCGGCGTCCTTAACGGCCAGCTCTTCCCTGTGCTCCCGCTGATAGGCTGCGTCCTTAGCTGGCTTGACAAGCTTGGCACACGCCTTGCAACGGGAGTTGGGACGAGAGAGCTTGACGTCACAGCCTTCACCGATACACGTATACCTCAACATTTGCTTCGTGCCTAGCTTGCTTGTCATGGCCTTCCCTTGTTACGTATACAGGTGTGGAAAAACCTTGCGCGGAAATCCACCGTCCACCAGCTTGCGCATCTTCACTGGGTCACCGAACGTGTGGTCATATTCTATTGACAGCCGGTCGTTGGCCATCGGGTCATGCTGCCCTACCCACAGCCTGGTCTGGTAGGTCTTGCCAATGTTCGCGTGCCACAGGTGGTAGACGGGATTCATCGTCGTCTTGTGCCGGGCATAGAGTGTATCCAGGGCCCGCAGGAAACTGACGTCCTCCCCGCCCCAGCCATAGAAGCGCTCGTCCATACCGCCGACCATCTCGAATGCTTCACGCGGCATCATCTGGATAAGGGCGCCGAACCAGTGGCCGTACGCACTCCGCTCCCGGTTGCTCACGACGTCATCGGACGGCGGGGACGGTACGTTCAGCGGCTTCTCCGGGTCCTTCTTCAGGATCTCTAGCGTGTACTCCTCGGTGAACCGGTAGAACCGCCGGTAGGGCACCAGCCACAGTGGGTGCTTCGACTGGCGTATCAATGCAGCGGCATGCAGGATATGCTCGGGCGCCATGTAGCAGTCGGCGTCCATGATGACGAAGATGTCACCGGTCGCACGGTAGGCCGCGTAATTCACTGCCGCCGTCTTGCAGAACATCGGGGACTCGGATACGCCCATCACCACCTGGGCGCCGGGCAGCGCGTGCTCCCAGTACTGCTTCAGCCAGGTCCAGACGTGCATCCGGTGGTCGCCCTTATGACTCTTGAAGGGGACCAGCAGGGAGATGCCCTCTCCTAGTTCAGCCATTGCCCGAGACACCTCCAGACGTCCCACAGTTCGTGCTGCCTATCTTCGACCGTGTACCGGTGGGCCTGCTGTAGCTCGCCAATCTCCAGCTTCAGGTTGACGCTGAGACTGTAGTCGTTGAACTTGAACATGCCGCCCTCGGTGTCGAGTGTTGGGGAGTACTCGAACCGGCGCGGGATGCCGTACGAGTCAGCGACAATCAGACCGTGCAGCGAGGACGATACGATCTTCCTGCACTCGCCAATCGTCCTGACAGCTACTAGCGGGTCCTGGTCCGGGCGGATGATCTTAGGAAGGTACGGAGCAAAGCGCGGGTCGGTGGCGAGCCGGTTGTCACTCCAGTGCGGCACGATGCCCAGGTCATACTTCTTCGCCTTGATGGGGGCCAGCTCGTTGGCCAGCAGCCCCGGGTCGCCCAGGGCATAGTCACCCTTCACCCCGCGAGCGGACAGTGGCCCGCGCAAGGCCAGTACCTTCGCGCGCTCTATGTTCAGTGGCGAGTCCCAGATAAGGCGCCCGGCGCCAGCGACTATGCCTGCCCACCTCGGCGGGATATGTTCCAGGATACTTCCGACGCCGATGAAGTCGGCATCCTTGATGGGCACCCACTGAGCGTGCGTGTCGGTGAAGTATGAGATGAGCAGCGGGGTTAAAAGATCTCCGAAGTTTCCACCGGGAGCCTTAACATTGTCCTGCCACCAAAAAGCCTTGATGGCTTCCATTAGTATTCCTCACACCATTCAAGCCGGATAAGATATTGGTGACGAGAAGATCAGTGTGACGTCAGTATGGTGATTGGGCTGCTGGATGACGAACGCCAGCGTCTTGCCCTCCCGGGCCTGGGTGTTCAGGAAGTCCTCTAGGGACGCGAATTGCGGATGACGGCCCCACCGGTCTGGGTCCGGCGGCCATTCCTCAACGGTATAGTAGAGTATCTCTGCTGATGCTGCCATAGTTACCCTGCTCCAGAGACGCTGAATGCGCCGGTAGCCGATCCAGTTAACATAATCGTAGTCCCCGGATTGGGTGTGCCCTGACCCTGATACCACAGGGGTGAGTCGTTCGCAACCACCGTCGCGGTACCAGGGGGGATAAGGTAGCTGTCGTCCCCACCGGGCGTTGACCCGTCGGTGGTGACGTACATTCCCACGGTGTCGTTGTTGTTCACCTGGATGTACCGGTAGTACGAAGCGAACGTGACGGTAGCGGCGCCCGAGGACAGGGCACCGCTGTGCGTCCTCGAAGCCACCATGATTAGACCTCCAGGCCCGCCGTCACCATAGCCGCGTTCAGTGCGTCCAGCTTGGCGGCAATACCCTGCACGGTAGCCTGGGTGTTGTCGGCAATGGTACCGACCGGAGTCTGCGCGGGCACCTGCGTGAACAGGCCGCCAGTGGGCGCGGCTGCGCCATTCACAGTAGACTGGTTGCTTCCGGTGGCGGCAGACTGAACGGTCCACGTCGGGTAGTTGGTGGGGGTGTCGTACATGTTCGCCCCGTTGGCGTTATTTGAAAAGACATTCGTCATTTGGATTTCCTTCGCGCGAAGAAGAAGCTCGTACTCTTAGGATATCAGGAACTGCTCGCGAGTGTGATAACCGTGCCAGTGGGCACGAGGGAGATAACCGATTGGCTCGGGTTAAGCAATGTCTCGGTGACAACGAGCTGCCGTGGGCTCCTGATGTGTATGCCGCCGGGCGGCGCCACCGAATTGGACACACCTATCGCGCCCATCAGGACGAGGGTGACGACACCCGGGCTGGCGGTGGATGCGCTGCCCGCCACCGTCCCGGCAACGAAGGCATTCTTGGTGACGAAGACGGAGCCCGCCGGGGCCACCGAGCTGCTGGCGGCCACTACCCCGGCCAGCGCGTTTGAGACGGCCCCTGCGGGCGCGGCCGAGCCGCTGCGTGCCACCACCCCGGGGACGACAGCGGAGCCCGTTACAGAGCCCCCTGGGGCCATACAGGTACTGCTAGCGGTGGTACCCGCTACCGTGACGTTGATGGAGGTGAAGACGGTACCGGGGGAGGCGACGGAGGTAGAGAGCGCGGGGGCGGATGGCAGGTAGATGCCGACGACACCAGCAGGCGCGACCGAGCTGCTGGCCGCTGCCGCGCCCGGGACCACGGCACCGAGAGAGATGCCCCCAGGTGGCGCCGTGCTGGCCGCTGAGGCGGTGGCACCGGTAACCGCTATACCAGGTACCCCCGGCGCTGCCGCGCTGGCAGAGGAGCTTACAGAGCCGCTGACCCCGGCCCCGCCGCTGACGGTCCCGGGAGGAGCAGCGGAGGTGGAGGCGGTGACCGCGCCGAAGATGGTAACGGAGATACCACCCGCTGGTGCGGCGGAAGCGGAGGCTGCGGGCGCACCGGCTACGAGTGCCCCGGAGACCGAACCTGCCGGGGCCGCTGCTGTACTGGCCGCCACTGTCCCGGCGACGGTGATGCCGACTACTCCAGGCGGTACGGCAGAGGACGCCGCCGCTGCTGAGCCGGGAACGGCGATACTGACGAGCCCGGGTGCCGCCGTGCTGGTGGCGGTGGCTACGGCACCGGCAACACCGACGTCGCCCTCGAACACACCGGGCGGGGCAATGGAGGTGCTGGCGGCAACGGCACCGGCTACCGTTACGTCTACCTCTAGGGAGACGCTTCCGGGCGGCGCCGCCGATGACGAGGCGGCGACAATACCCGGTACCAGTGTCGGTGCAATAGCAAGCCGGGCGAGCGGCACCTCTATCTTGGTGTACCCGCCCGCCGGTTGTGACCTGCCTAGCCTAGGCATTTAAGCCTTTCTACACTTCGAAGATGACGTAACAAATCATGTTGACGGTAACCGGGCAGGTAGCGCGGACCCGCAGGAAGTGCCCGGGGGGTACCTCGAACTCACGGGATAATGGCCACTGCAATCCGTACTGGCTGGTGGGTGCAATCAATTGGACGTCGGCCTCACGGGTAGCGGTAATAGTGCCCTCGGTGCCACCTGACGTGGTGAAGCCGGACAGGCCAGTGCCGAGTTGGAGCGGCAAGCCAGTTGTGCCCGCCGTGTTGGCGGCGGCATTTGGGTCACCGTAGGGCTGGATATCGACAGCAGCATAGGCGGTAAGGCCGGTGGCAGGAATGGCGGCGGTGTCAATCAGCTCCAGGATGCCGGGGGTAGCTGCTGCTGACCCATCGAATGAGCAGCCCCATGCCACCGGGCGGATTGTCTGCCCCGGCGCTAGCTGCATCATCGTCCTGATAACGGTACCGGTCGGCTGCTTAACCGGCGCTGCCGTGGTCACCATCGCTGAGTTGTGAACCCAATAGGTCTTGGCACTCATCGTAGGTCCTTAGTATGTCGCGGCACGGTTAACGGCCTGGGAGGTTATACTCTTATGATACGGGAGCGGCGGTATAGGAAGGTTAGCGGCCGGGCCTATCCACCCCTGGTCCGATAGCGCGAGACTGTCAATTGCCGCTGGCCGAGAAGTGCTGCCCAGAAACTGAATGAAACGTGGAATGATGTTAGTACCAAAAGCGATAACGTGGTCGAGTTGGTTGCCGCTGGCGTCGTACCAATATGCCTCTGTCCAGCCTGGTGTACTAAAGTGGATTCTGCCCTCGATTCGTACCCACGTATTCAGCGTGTAAGCTGTTACCCCTGTCCGGGTAATGGAGCCATTCCCAACTTGGGAAACGAGAAGGCCCGAGGATACCTGAACGTTATTCTGGCTACCTACATTCTGCCAGTCAGTATATGCGGTGATTAGCGCAGTTGGCGTCACTGCCACGAAGTAATAGCACCGGAAGTAAATGTCGGTCACGGTGCCGGGAACGTTCCAGTTGTCTGCTGCTCCATTAGCAGTTGGCAGATAGTTAAGCGGACTGGAACCAGGACGAGGGTACAGCCAGCTAAAGTTAGTGGGAGTTGTCACGGTGTCGAAGGCGTCCCCGGATGCGCCCCCGCTGTTGGCCACACTGACCGCTACCCCGTTGGTTCCCCCGGCCGCGTTGTTGGCCTTTGATACCGGGCCGACCGCATTGCCTACCGCCGCACCAATCCACCCGGCCGAAGAGACGGCAGGCTCGTCAATCCAGAGGGTGCCGGTGTTGCTACCGGAAACTATACCAAAGTTTACGCTGGTTGGAATAGTTGAGACAGTGCCACTTCCGGTTGCCGTTATCGTCTCCAGCAGCGTCCCGGATGCATTGTACAGCCGGACCACCGTGCTCGGTGTCGTCGTGCTGAAGTTGACTTGCGTCTCGATTCGATACCAGGTCCCTGCTGAAAGAGAAGTTACACCAGACGTAGAGGTGGTGCCAGCCCAGGCGACAAACTTGCCGCTAGCTACAGTAACCTTCGGGGTGCTCCCGCTAGCAGCAATGACAATAACACCGCCGTTCGTGAAAGCGGAGGTCAGGAAATAAACGTAGCAGCGAGTGTATATTGAGCCGGATACAATTGATGTGCTGCCAGGAATGTTCCAGGTAATATTAGACTGGCTGGCGGCAGCAGTGAGCTTGTACGATAGCGTCCCGGTAAAGAACTGTGAATTATCAAACGTCGGCAGCGTTGCGCCAAACGCATCGAACGCATACCCACTCACCCCACCGGAGTTGACAGAAGTGACCGCCGTCCCGCTGGTCCCACCCTCCGCGTTGTTGTACCGGTTGAACTGGCCGCCCACCGGGGCGATGGCGGCCGGGGAGTTAACCATGTCAACGATAATCGTTGTCGCGGACGCCTCGCTCGAATACGTCCCGGCCGCTATCACGAACGACAGCGCGGTGACCGCGAATGGATTAGCAACGGAGTAAAACGCATTCCACGTCTGGCTGTCCGGGCTGGTGTCCCAGTACATCGTGCCGCCGGACTCACGGATGCGGAACCACAGGTGCGTCGTGGAGCTGTACGTCACTGAGCTTGAGTATGTAGTGGTACCGGCGACCGTTGAGAAAGCCTGCACGTTGCCGCCCGCGATGATAAAGCCGGCGACGTTGCCACTGCTGAGCTGGAGCTGAATCGGGTAGACCTGGAGACTGGTCAGCGACTGGTTACCGGCGTTCGGCATCCGGCAGTACATCGTGGAGCCAGTCAGGTTGTAGCTGCTGATCGAGTTGATGCCGCCGTAGCCGGTATAGCTCACCGGGTTGGTGATCGTCATCCCGGTGTTGCTGTAGGAGAGTGTGCCGTACGCACCCGTCCACTTCGTGGCATCCAGTGAGTTGCCGTGCAGCATGTCGGCCAGCAGCATCGGCGCGGGATTACCAGCCGCACCGCACCAGGTCACATCAGACAGCGCCAGCGAGTCGTAGTAGGCATTCTGCGAAATAGCGCCCTGACCCAGTTCTACATTGCTGACACCAGAACTATTCCCGGTCTGTGCTGTTGTTACGTAGTCAAGCTGGGAACCGCTCATGGCATACAGGTAAGCTTCAGTGTACCCAACTGTCGCACTGATATGCGTATGCGTTTCGACCCGATACCAGGTGCTAATCGCCGGAACATAAGTTCCAGTAACACTGGAAGGTCCGCTAACATTTACCGCCAGCTTGCCGGAACTAGCGGAGTTAAAGAAAGAGCTAGCGACTACAGTGGCAGTAGCACGGAATTGCGTGACCTCTTGGTTAGCTGTTTCTGATGTCAGATATACATATGCGCGAGTATAAATGTCGGCTGATGTTCCCGGCAGGTTCCATTGCATGTTCTGGCTAGAGCAGTAGTAGGACAGCCAGCCGCCGCTGGGCCGCAGTACCGTCGCACTGAACGCAGGGGAGCCGTTGATGACGTCGAAGGCGTCCCCGGAGAGCCCGCCACTGTTCGCCGTGCTGACGGTGGTGCCGGGGGTACCGGACAGGGCGTTGTTGGACTTCGCTACCGGGCCAACGGAACTGCCGGTGGCGGTGCCGATCCAGCCCTGGTCGGAGACCGCGAGGTTGTCCTGGTAATAGCTGATGGCGTTGTCATTGCAGAGATAGAAGCGAAGCGATGTCATCACTCCCCAGGCGGTACTGCCTTGGGGAGATGTAATGGTTTCCAGCAGGTTGCCACTGTTGTCGTACACCCTGGCGGTAACCTGGAGAAGAGCATAGTTTAGCTGAACCTCAACCCGGTACCAGGTGGCAGCCGAATAGGTGTAACTGCCGCTAGTATTGCCGGTCCCATTGCCCACGTACAGAGTGTTTGTACTGCCTCCCTGGAGACTAACGCCTGCGTAAGGGCTGGGAAGAGAGATAATAGCCGCCACGCCGTTTGACAGCAAGCTTGGGAAGTAGAACCAGCTACGTGCCCAGATAGTGCTAGTCAATGATGGCAAATTCCATATCAGATCTGAGTTGACGCCGGTTGTGGAGGACGTATAACTCTGCGAACCTGACTGTGCCACAGTATTCGAGAAAATGCTAGCACCAGAAAAGACATCAAATGCATACCCGGAAGCGCCACCGGAGTTGGCGGCAGAAACAGTCGCACCGTTGGTGCCGCCCTCAGCGTTATTGAACCTTATGAAGCTCATTAGCACATCACCGGTTCAACCCTGTCGATTGCGCCGGGGAACAGGTCGGTTAAGTCTTCCAGCAGCCTGTCTTTCTTGCGCATGTTGCAGAGTGGATGCGTTAAGCGAATGTTGATAAGCACGTCGGGACCGCCAAGTGATAGCGGGATAACATGGTCCGCATGTCGTTCATCGGGCATTGTTTCCTCACCACACAGATAACAGACCGTGCCGAAAGCGTCTGCTACTTCTGCCACTGTCCAGGACTCATGCGGCGCTTCGGCTGCTAGTGCGCGTCTGCGCTGTTGGTTCCGCTTCCACTTTGCGCGAACTCGTTCCGGGTTGGCTTTATCCCAGTTCTGGTAAGACGCTTTGTACTTCTCGGGGTTCTCCTCGCGCCATTGCTTGAATTTGGCAGAGCGCCTCTCTGGGTCACTAGCCTGATATTCGCGCTCACGCTTGCGCTGCTCTTCTAAGTTCGCAGCCCGCCACGCCCGGTAGCGCTCGCGGCCCTTGACACGGCAGTACCAGAAGCCACCGGACGGCTTGCGTTTGTTCCAGCCCATGGGCTCATCGTGGCACTCGCAGAGAGGTGCCTCCACGGTTGCTCCTAACTCGCCGTGATTTGCCAAAGAGCGCCAGCCACACCATTCGCTGAGGGCATGGTTAATGTAAACGTCCCGGCGGTATCTGAATCAGTTCCAGCGAAGTCCCACCAGGCGATCATCAGGCCAGCGGTGTCGGAGTTGCCGCCCGCCGTGTAGTCGTAGAAGAACGCGGACACAGCCGAGATGGTGGAGGACGTCCAGGATGGGTTGGCGCCAACCACTAACGACGTATACAGCCCGGTGAGGTTGACCGACACCGAGGTTAACGCCTGGCGGGAATAGCCACCGCCTGTGACCTCGGTCTGCACGTAGCCGCTGAGGGCCAGGAACTGGGCAACGGTGCTGACGGCCTGCCAGGTAGAGCCGCCAGCCGGGTTGGTGCCGGACGCGGTGAGGCCGACCTTCAAGGTGTCGGTGCCAAGGTTGACACTGTGGTTCATGCAGGCCTGCTGGAAGGCAGGGAACGTGTGCGCGGTGACAGCGATTGGAATCAGCTTCTCTCTAAGATATGTAAAGCAGCCCAATTAGCTGCACGATTGTCTGCGGTACGTCAATTAGCTGCGCGTATATCCGGTAGGTACCCTTACCTAATATGATACCGTCTGGGCCGACAAGAAGCTGAGCGGTATAGGGCGGGCCGCCGGCTACCCACGTCGCCGGTATCCAATCGGATACACCCGGGTCCATTCCAGTGGTCATGAAGGCGAAGCTGATGGTGTCCTCGGTCGGGTCAACCGGCGTGCCATTAGGCAGCGCGGCGGTGATGTTGGCTATCACGTAGTCGGTGCTGTCCGCATTTATCTGCTGCACCGGCAGCGGCGGGATGATGGGCCCGGTGATAGCCAGTGCCTGCAACTCGAAGTCGTCCACTGCGGAGCCCAGCGGGACCATCGCGCTGAAGTTGGAGGCGGGCTGCACGGACATCGGGATGATGCAGTCAGTTAGCTGCACCGGGGTATCACTAGTTGGCACCAGGATGTCGTACTGGCGCCCGCCGAGGAAGTGCTCAATGACGTGGTAGGTCAGTGGCTGCAGGTTGTCGGTGACGACATTCGGGTTGTCAGTGGAATAGAGCCTGGCTACCAGCAGGCCCTCGTAGATGAAGATCTTGCCACTGCCCTCCATTGAAAAGGCCCACGGGGAGACGCCACTGTCTACGGACGGCCAGGTCTCGGTGCCCAGTAAACGCTGCGGGATGTAGAAGGTGCAATTGTCCTGCATTGACACCGAGTCAGTGTCGGTGATAGTGAAGCCACTGCTCGGCCAGAAGGTGAGGTAGCCGCCCAGGGGGTCACGGTCGGCGTCGAAGTAGCGGCCCTGGACAACGGTCATCGCCTGGTCGAGCGGGAACCCGGAGAGGGTGGGGTCATTCGGTGGCGCGTAGATCAGCGGTGAATAGTCCTGAACGCCGTTAGCGCCGAGGTGCGCAGTGTACCCGCGCGTGTACCAGGGACTAAGGTAGTTGCCGCCTTCACCGTCATTACCTAAGCCGATATAGGGCTGACTCATAGAAATCCTCACGTCATTTCTATTGTAGCTCAGTACCGCTTACTCCTGGCGAAAAACACATTGTCATAGGCGACCAGCATACCAGCCTCATTGTCATCGGGTTCCCTGGTAAGTGCGCAGGCCATGGCTAGCGAGTCCACGTAGTCGTCGTGCGCGTCGGCCGCCTCGGGAGAGGAGACCGCTATGTTCGGTCCCTTATACTCCAGCTCGGCGTCTATCATGTCCTGCTCGAACCTTCTAAAGACTTTAAGCTTCCTGACCTTAGCCCCGGCCGGCCACTTGATCATCTTCCTTTCCTTCAACTGCTTCAGGTACTTCCAGCGCTTAGACTGCTCGGCCGGGGAGTCGCCCATTTCCACAAACTCGATATGCGGGCACAGCTTCCGCAGCCTGTCGATAACGACGTCACCGATGCCGCCGATGTCCACACCCACTTTGTAGACGTTGTACCTCGCCAGGAACTCTGTTATCTGGAAGTACTGCGACTCCCAGGCCATTCCCTCCAGGTCCAGCCAGTTGATAATCCTGTGGTCACGGTAGCCCATGGAGTCCTGCTGGTCCCAGCGCACCCATACGATTGTCACCACTGTCCGGTCACGGCGCCTCGCGCAGTCTATTCCGACACATACCGGGGACCAGTGCCACGACTTCTCCAGTGACTGGACGCTGATATCGGAGAGGTCATTGAACTCCTCGGAGGTGGTGAACATGCCCTGGGTCAACAACCATTGAACGCAATATGACAGCCTGAACTCATCTGACTCCGCGCCCATGTCCTTCATTTCTTTGAGGACAAAGCGCTCGTATTGAGGTACATATTTAGAGACGGTCTTCCAGTCCAGTTCAAAATGGTCTACCTTCGACCGTCCCCGTTTCAGCGCCTCTCGTTTGTTCGTTTGAATCTGGTCAAAGAAGATACCCTTCTGGTACGTAGGCGTGCCCGTCCACACCCGCGTTGCATTCGTCGCCGCACCCATGGGGTTAACGCTTTTCTTGACGGTCTTTGTGTCTGCATCCTGGCACTCATCTATGAGGATGCAATGGAATGTGCGTCCCTCAATTTTGGCTTTCGGGTGACAGGTCGTCTTGCGAACCAGCGAGCCGCAATTGACAAGGTAAACAAACTTGCCTCGTCCTTTTATCGTGTCATCGATTTCTTTATCCTTCAGGATGGCCTCTGCGTCATCAGAAGTCAGCCTAGCCACAATGCGACCGAAGAGGTTATCAGCTTGTTCATCGACTGGTCCGAATGCACCGACCCATAGACCCTTGTCATAGTTCATCAACGATGGTAATTGGTCACCGTAGAGTTTTGCCAGCCGAGGCAAGATAATCATAGCCGTAGCAACAATGTTCGCGATGCACTCGGTCTTGCCACTCTGACGGCTCCAGCAGGATGTGAGCGTCGCACCGTCGTTAAGCACGAGGCTCTCAAAGATTCGCCGTGCAAAAGGTATTTGGTATGGCCGCAATGGGTTGCCAGAAAGCTTATCGCATAGCGGCATCAACACAGAATCTACGAGCTTGTCAACTAAGGCGTGCTGTTCGGCCGACAGTCGTACAGTTATCTTTTTCCTAGCCTCAGCTTCAGCTTCAGTCTCGTCATCGTACTGCTCATTGACATCAAACTCACCGGCCATAGCAACCCCAGACTTAGTTCTTCGATAAGTCTAGCGTACCATGGTTGGTAACCCATTCCGTGATATGAAGTCCTCGGGCATTAAGTCTTTCTTACTGCGGTTACAGAACACGCAGGCGCGGACGATATTCCACCAATGGTCAGTGCCACCCTTGGCTAACGGGATATAGTGGTCGTCTTCTTCACCAGGGTTGCCGCAATAGAAGCAGAGGTCATGCTTGATGGCCTGCCTGTAGGCGCGCGACAGCTCGCGGTCGAAAGCATCCATCTTAA